CTTATCCAGCATTAGTAAATTAGATTGAACTACCCTCAGAGCTCCGGTCCAGAAAATTATTTCCTCGTTAAATCGGCCAGCTAAATGCTCATCAATTCTTTTAACATCGCTGTCTGGATTAGTGGAGGAAAACCTATAAGCGATTAAGCTATCGAGATATTTCTTAATTTGTGTTTCAGTCATTGCTTTCGTTTAATCGTTCAAAAATTACTATTGATAATTTAGCCCAGCGCGGAAATTCTTTGTTTGGTTGTGTTACCGTGCCGATGCTGTTTGCCGTGTTTCCTGTTATTTCTGCGATGTCTGAGTTGGTTAGTTTCAACACTTTTTTCATCGCCTTAAATCGTTTGTGCCAGTTCATTTAATTTACGTTAAAATTATTAATGGTAAAATTTCTTCTTAGCTTATTTTCAACTAATACTTTTCGATCTCCTGTTCCAAAAACATAATGAAGTGTTCCGTTGCTGTGTAAATATCTCGCTCTTGATTGGCTTACAATGCTATGGATAGTTATGTTTAATGGGTGACAAGTGCCAGATACTTTATCATAATTCTCTAAAGTAAATAATTGCTTTCCGTTAGTGTAAATGGTAATTTCTTTCATGGTGTTTAGTTTTTAGGGTTAAAAATTATCTAATTGACATTAATCGTCTTCCAGCTTCTCTATTTTGTTCTGAAATTTGTGCGCTTATTCCGTTGAAGTAATCCATTTTGTAGATAATTTCTTTTGTGTAATCAACTGCATCTGTACAATCAGTAATTAATAGATTTTCAATCATTTTACTCATTACCGCTTTAATTTCAGTCGCTCCAATCATTTCAGTAATAGTTGCAATGACTTCGTTTCTATCGCTTTTTAAATTTTCCATTGTTACAGGTAAATGAAAATTAATATTTTTACTCGCTAACCTATGCGCCTTAATTTCTGCTTTTAATTTTAAAGTTTCTTCTGGTGTGTTTTTTAAGCCTTTCATATCGTTCGTTTTAATTATAGGTCAAATATACACTTATATTCATACAAATAACATAAAAGCAGAAATATATTTACTTTTTTACGATTTTAATAGTTTCTCCAGCTCGATTTGCGCGAGTGTCACGCGATTAATTAAAAAGTCTTTGTCCTTTTGCGGTACTTTAAAAGTCACATAGTTAACATCCGAATAAGTACATTCTTTTTTCAAGTACGGCGTTTCTTCCAGCGTTAACCATTTTAGCTTTTCTCTTGCGTTGTTAGTGGCCTCTGAATCGTTGGCATCGTATTGTAGATTCGTCTCGCTCAATATCTCTAAAACGTCATCTTCGCGGGGACAATAAACAACCGCCATTGCAAAATCTTTATTTGCCAAAATACAATTGGAAACCAGTTGCCAATAATATTCAGGCTTTTCTAATTTAAACGCTTCAATATTTCCAGCGCCTACTTTTGCATAAATATCTACCTGCTCGCAAAATGACTTTCTGGTAAAAGGGCATTTAATGTCACCTACTAAAGTCTTACTTTCAAAATCACTGGCTCCCGTCCACATTAAAGAAGGATGCTTTCTGCGTTTGTCCGATGCTATCCTTGCCGTTGATTCTAAGACGTAACTAGGAATTTTAGAGTAAGCATAAGCCTCGACTACATTACCCCAGCTTGTAGCCTTACTGCTTTGTTCTGAGCCTAAACTTTGCCCTAATCTAACTTCATAAGATTTTTCTTTTATGTAGCTTAATCCTATCGCGCTAAATTCTTGATCTTTACTTCTTCCGCTTTTTACTAATTTGTAAATGGAGCTGCTCGAAAATGTTGCTGTTCGTTCGTTCATTATTTTCTTTTTAAATTATTAATAGTTCGCTTATATTCAGCCACAACTTCATTCATGATAATCTCTTCAATAGCTGTTATTTCGGTTTCGTTTAATTCCTCTCTTTTCTCCTTAAAAAGGCTTTCCAGCTGCTCTTTTATTCCTTCTTCAGTTGTCACCTTAACGGATCTAAAATCTTCCTTGTTGTAAATATCGGAGGCAATGCCTAATTCACTGGCGCACTTTTTTAAACAGTCAGTTGCTGCTGCTTTCATGTCATTACCAATTGATAACGCTACTTTATTCCCATCTGCATCTGGTTGGCGCTTGTACATAATGTCCTTATTTCCAAATTGCACCTTGTTAATAGTTCGGATCTTTCCATCTTTTTCAATGTTGCAGGAAAGCCGACCTTTTACCACCACTTCACCAAATAATACTTTCTCATCCAGGATGTCAAAGGACCAATCCCAGCCAAACATTAAATTAAGGCATTTGCGAACGTAACCGCCTGTCACGTAATCCCAAGTTCCACCACCTTTTGCAGGTCGTTGTTTTACATATTGCGCGGGTGTTTTTCCCAATACAGTATTAAGTTGAAAATCGTTAAAAATTAATTGTCCAGAAGTATTAACGTCTTCTTTTGTAATCAATGCTAAATCGTTCTTGCTCATGTTCTTAGTTTTTAGTTAATGAAATTTACAACTTTGTCAATCAATAATCCAACTTTTACATAGGTTTCTTGGTTTTTCTTCGACTGAAAAGAGTACTTAGTTTTTAATTCCTCTAGGTCTTTTATTAGGTCGTTTACCTTGTCCTTATCGCCTTTGTTCAGCTCGTTTTGAAGTAGCTGTTCTTGCTGTTCCTTCGCTTCAAGTTGCGCTTGTTTTTCGGCTCTTAATTCAGCTTCAATCTTTTCTTTTGCCAACCTTTCAGCTTTTAAAATAGCCTCGTTTTTTTCCCGCTCTACTCGTTCAGATTTAAGTCTTATAGCCTCTTTTGCTTCGCGTTCTAATCGTTCTTTTTGCGCTTGTTTTTCTACTAATTCAGCGGCTTTTTTTAATTCCTCATTTTCCTTTCTGATTCTTTCACGCTCAACTCTTTCAGTTTCAATTGCTGCTTTGCGCTCTTGCTCTGCTTTTAATTCAGCGGCTATAAAATCTAAATGAGCCTGTTTTTTGTCAGCTAAAAATGGAGTCCAAACGTCAATAGGCATGATTGATAAATCCCTTTCATGTGCATCAACTAAAAACTCAGAAATTAATTCAACCCGCTCTAATTGCAATTTCCCTAAACGCTCAATTTCTAAGTTTTGAAAATGCTTTTCAGCCTCCATTAACTTACCCTCCATTGCCTCATTTATAGCAATTTCTTTATTTTTAATTGCGTCGACAAACTTACCGCCCGTTAAGAAAAACGCCTTATTCGTTTTGTGCCAGTTGTTTATGCCTGTTGTTCTGTTTTTTACTAACTTCAATCTAAGCTCCTTAAACGCTGGTAAATTTTCGGGTGTTAATTCTAGTTTAGAAACATTTTCAAACTCTTGTATTAACAACTTTCGTTCTTCTACAACAACTTTCAACCCTCCTGTTAATTCTTCAGCTTTGTTTTGATCTAATCCGTAATCTTCTGCTTTTACTAATTCCATTTTTCGTTTATTTTAGTTATAAGTTTTTCTTAAATTCTCGACAAATACCAATCAACAGTTCAACATCTGTTTGATCGTATCTTCTGCCGTTCCATGTTTGCCGAATTTCGTTGGCTCGTTTTTCTCCCAAATCGGGGTGCATTTCCTTAACTATTTCAATGTAGGAAAACCACTTAGGCATCCCCACCTTTGCCTGCATTAGTTCCAATTGAAACTCTTGCTTTTGAATATATTGCAGTCTCTTTTGTATCCATTCTAATCTTTCCATTTTACTTTTCTTTTACTATTAACCAATCTGAATAATTTATACTTAATCTTAAATTTTCACCGAAAACACTCCCGTATGTTATCGCTTTACTTTCTTCAAATTCCTGCAATATGGCTAAACTTCCACCATTTACTCGGTCAATACCTATTGACTTAGAATTAATTTCTATTACTACATAAGTATTGTATGCCGATTGGTAAAAAGTGTCCTTGTGTATTAATAGCGTCCCAACCGTTTCAAAATCTTTTTTTGTGGCCACTTGTTCGGTGTATTCGTATTTCATTTCGTTTGTTTTAATTTCAGCAAATATAGTATAATCTTTTACATTGACAAGCCATTGACAATAGAAATAAAATACTATATTTGTCATCTAAATAAAACGATATGAACTACATTGAACTACACTGCACATCTGAACTATTGCACGAAATTGAGGCCAACGGAAACTTCGGAGGAAACGAAGAAAACGGAACACTAGAATTGTACTACTCAATAGATGATGAGTTTGATCAGGGCATCGGAGCAACCGATGAAAACGGACGCGAAGAAACGATCAATGAAGGAATAGGTCTTAGGTATCTGGACAGCGAAGGAAAAGAGTTTAGCGAGTTTGTTTCTAGGGCTATCTACAAGGCGCTCTAATGGTTTGAATATGTGGCGTTTTTTCTATGCCACATATTTAGTGTTAGCTACTGTAAGCGGATTAATAACAATTAAAAATAAATAAATATGGAAACAAAAGAAAAGGCAAGAGAAATTTATGATAAAATGTGCTATCAATTAAGAGTTGACGGAGGGAGTAAGCATCAAGAGGCAATTGATTGCGGCCAAGTTTTATGCGATGAACAGATAGCAGAATGTAAAAAAGGCTTTTCTTATACTGATTACAGAATGAATTTTTGGATTGAAGTTAAAGACGAACTTAGCTTATTGTAGCTAACGGTTTGTATATGAAACGTTGCAGACTAAAAATAAATAGATAAATACAAAGAATTGAATTATTAACAAAGTAAATAAAAGACCACTAAAGCAATGTTTTATATATGTTGTTATGTGGCGTTGAATTATGGAAAACCAAATCTATAAAATGATGATAAACAATGCTAAACAGCATTTAAAAGGCCAAGACCCTAATAAACCTAACGAAGATGATTTTAGTGTGTTTAAAATTAGTGAGGTATTAGCATTGTGTCTTTGTAAAGCTAAAGAAGACGTTATAATGGATATTGTTAATGCCACATAACGGTTTGGCTAAGAACTGAGCCGATTTAAAATACAAATTTATTAATTTATAAATAACTTTATTATGAAACAAAAAACATCATTTTACAACAGAATTAAGGCTTTGTTTTTAGCCGTTGTTAGCAACCGTACTTGCTGGGTTTTTAGAAGATACAGACAAGTAGAAAGTTTTAGCAATGCAGAAGGTGCATTAATTGAAGAATCATTTGCACTACATTTTGTAGAACCATTTAAAAGTAAAAAAGAAGCACAAAAAGCTATTGATAACGCCAAATTAATGCAACCGTGGCAGGAATACGTTATACTGTATGGTTGCTAACGTATTGTGTATGCTTTGTTGCGTATGTAAAGCGAGAAACTTTGAATTAATAAAAGACTAAAATAAATATTAACAAGCCTTTAAACAGGTAGTATGTAGCAATAAAATATACACGTTGTTACCCACTTTTAAAAATAAAAATAGAGATGGAAAAATTTAGAATTAGCATTATTGACTTTATGTTAGAAAATGGAAAGCACGAAGTAGGAACTGACAAAAACGGAACTAAAGTTTGTTTAGGTGATATGGTTGAATATAATGGAGAGAAAAATTGGTTTGTTGCTTATAGGTATGGAGATGTAATGTTAAAGCAAGTAGGTATGATGGCAATGATAGGACTTAAAGATTTTTCTAATGTTGAAAAAATGAACGTTTTTGGTGCTGGAAATGATTGGTTAATTATTGCTGAAAATAATGACCCAATGTTTGATAAACTAAAACACTTGATAGAAGAGGAAGCGTAGGCTTTTATTTTTTATTGTGGGTAACGGCTGGTACAAGTGCAGTGCCAGCACAAAATTAACAACAAAGAACGATAGTAATTTTTAAATATTTTTAGGGAGGGATTTTTTATGATTCATGTTTATCCGATAGAAGATATTGAGGAACACGAACTTGAAGGAACACAATGTTGGTGTTGCCCGGAAATAAGAGAAAAATACGGACAATTTATAATAGTACATAACGCCTTCGATGGAAGGACATTAAAAGAAAAAGAAAATGAGCAATCTTAATCCAATTTTTGAAAACATTTTAGTATCACATGGGATTACTAAAAAAGAATTTAAAACAGGCGACCTTGTAATGGTTAGGCTCAATAATGGGTTAACCGATGTTTATAGACAACCACATTATAATGTTTGGTTACGTGTTAAATTTATTGATAACGACAATACATTTATTGGAATTATCGAAAGAAAAACATTTGAATTTATATTAAACGAGATTGGAGACACTCTTAATTTTAGTTGTGATAAAGTTGCTGCGGTTTATTGTGAAAATGATGGTAAACAATGGTGTTATTCAGATAATGTTACAAGATGTGATTGCAGGGGATTGTGTAGAAATAAATAATCTGAAATCCAAAAGCCGGGTCGGCTAAGCAAAATATTTAAAAATGGGTTATAAGGCAGAAAGTAAACTATGGAAAACGGAAGGCATTGCATTTGTACTTTGTTATGCCGCACTTCTTGTGCGAACAGTTGCGCTACGACAACTCTTCATTTTTAACCACTATTTTCGTAGCGCAATTGGGCATAACGAATAGGTATATGAGTAGAAAAATAAAAAAAGCGAGGGCAAAAAAACATTAATGATATGAAGATTTTGAATTTATACGCCTGTTTAGGTGGAAACAGATATAAGTGGAATGAGGTTACAAACGTAAAAGTAACTGCAATTGAACTTGACCCTGAATTAGCAAGAATGTACCAAGAGAGATTTCCAAACGATACGGTAATAGTTGCTGATGCACACCAATATTTATTAGACCATTATAAAGAGTTTGATTTTATTTGGACTTCTCCACCTTGCCCGACACATAGCAAAGTTAGAGTAACTCAAAAAAACCAAGATTTTTATATCCCAAAATTTCCTGATATGAAACTCTATGAAGAAATTATATTTTTAAAAGAACATTTTAAAGGTAAATATGTAGTTGAAAATGTGATACCTTATTACGAACCTTTGATAACTGCAATAAAAAGAGGTAGGCACTTGTATTGGACTAATTTTAATTTACCAAATACTATTGACCGGAAAGAAAGTAAAGGCATTATGTGTGGGCAAACAGATGATGAATTAAATAAACTTTGTGAATTACACCAAATAGAAAGGGGATTTTTAAACACCTATAAAGGAAAACAATCAAAGACTAAAATAATTAGAAACTTGGTTGATTTTGAAGTGGGTAAAACGATATTAGAAACTGCAATAGGTATAGTAAAACGAGCCAATGTTAAACAACACGAACTTTTTTAACATAATGCCTGACGGTAGGAAGGCAAAGAGCGTGGGCTTTTTATTTTTTTACTTATATACCGTGTTAGCAAATCGTTTTAATGTTTGCTAACGCTTAGTGTAAGCGGTCGTTTTAATGCCGTTTTACACATTGTTAGGCACTTTTAAAAATACGGATTAAATGGAAGGAATAAACTTAATACACGGAGATAGCTTACAAGCGTTAAAAGGCTATGCGGATAATCATTTTAAGATTGCAATAGTCGACCCACCTTATGGAATAGGCGATAAATTCAAAGGCGGTAAAACTGGCAAAATGAACTTTAATGAAGTAGTGGAAAAAGATTGGGATAAAGTACCACCTATGGAATATTGGGAAGAACTTATGCGAGTATCTGAAAATCAAATTGTATGGGGTGGAAATTACTTTCCTTTACCACCATCAAGATGCTTTATAGTTTGGGATAAACAAATAAGCGAGGATTTTTCCTTGGCAATGGCTGAGCTGGCTTGGACTTCATTTGATAAACTTGCAAAAATATACAAACTACCAACGCCTAAAAACGGTAAAATACACCCAACACAAAAACCTATAAAACTTTACAAATGGTTATTACATAACTACACTAATGAGGGCGATTTGATTTTAGACACGCATTTAGGAAGTGGAAGCATAGCCATAGCCTGCCACTATATGAAACGAAACTTAATAGGATATGAAATTGATAAAGAGTATTACGATGCAGCTTGTAAGCGATTTAAAGAACAAACGATGCAGCAAGCACTATGGTAGTATTTTTTATTGTGCCTAACGTTAAGGGTATGGTGTCGGATTTGCTTTTCGCAAATATGCACTATAACCAGTGTTGGCAACAGTACGGATTTAAAAATATAAAATATGTTTAGTTATTACGGAAGTAAAAGTAAGATAGTAGATGTTTACCCACCACCAAAGTTTGATAAGATTATTGAACCGTTTGCAGGAAGTGCAAGATATAGTTTAAAATACTTTGAAAAAGACATAGTTTTAATTGACAAATATCCTGTGATTATAGAAGTATGGAACTACTTAAAAAATGCAAGTGAAAAGGACATTTTAAAACTACCAAGATTAAAACGTGGTGAAAAGTTTAGAGATAATAAACAACTATCTGAAATAGAAAAAAAGTTTTATGGATTTATTACACAAGCAGGAAGTACAGGTGAACGTTATAGTGTTGGAACTATGCAAGGAATAAATATTGATTATGATTTAAAAAGAATAGCATCTGAGCTTTATAAAATTAGACATTGGAAAATAGAACTTGGAAGTTATGAAGATTTAAAAAATGAAGATGCAACTTGGTTTATTGACCCACCTTATATGTTTGGTGGTGAACATTATAAAAAAGGAACTAAAGATATAGATTTTAATCATTTGGCTAATTGGTGCAAAAGCAGAAAAGGACAAGCTATTGTATGTGAAAATACAAAAGCCGATTGGTTACCATTTAAACCTATGAAAGAAATGCAAGGAACTATGTTTAAAACAGTAGAAGCTATATGGTCTAATATACCAACGAATTTTGATAATGAACAACAAACTTTGTTTTAAGTACAGACGTAGTATTGTTGCCAACACCAAAACAAAGGGCGTTTTTATGCCCTTTGTTGGCTGTTAGGACACGTTTTAATGTGTCTTTATTTTATTAAAACAGCTGCTCCGAAAATACTCGCGATTGATCCTAGCGAAATACATCCGATTTTTAGGACTTTGTTTTTCTTCTTCAGGTTGTTTATTGATTTGTCGCGGCTCCGGATTAGTTCGCGATAATATGCAACTTCCTCAACCTGGATTTCTTCTTTTCTGACGTAGTTAGTGATTAAGCCTTTTTGAGCGTTGATAATATCGTGCTGCTGTGTTATCTTGACTTGCCTGTTTTGAAGCAGGGAATCACTGTAAAACGCCTTAATTTGATAGTTTCTAATGACCTTTAACTCTTCCAAGTTGAATTGACCGCTTAATAACGTTGGTAAGGCTATCGCTATTAGTAAAAGTGTCAGTATTCGCATAATGATTTTTAATTTTTTCGTTTATGATTACAAATTCCTTTTCTGTTTTAATTGGCTGTAGGTTCAGACTATCTATAACCAGTTTAAAACTATCATTCCGCGCGGTTAAAACAGTTTTGAAGCTATCTAACCGCTGAAGATTTACATCGTCTTTAAGCGGGGTTATTTCATCATCGGGTAAGAAAGTGTAAACAACGCAAGCCAAACCAAAGCCAGCAATAAAAATCAAAACATTATTAAGCATTTTGTACGCCATTTCTTACGTGTAATTTAACGCGGTCACCTGCTTGGATTGCAAGTTTAATTTTTGCTGTTAATGGCTTTTCCATTGATCCTTGAATCATGTCATTACTTAACCTGTTTTTAGCAACCAAAGGGCAGCCATGTGTATTTTCGTGAGTATTACCTCCGTGAAATCTTACGCCAACAAATGAAACTCCGTTAATTATTATCGTTTGCATTTTGTCGGTTGATATAATAGGCATTTCTCTTTTAAAACGATTGCTCATGGTAACAAAAACAGAATAATCACCCGCTGGAATTGCTGTTTCTCCTGCTACTTTTACGCCAAAAGGTCTAACGGTATCTTCTAACGTTTCGCAAAAATATTCGCCTTCAATATAAAGTTTTCCTAATGTTGTTCTCGCTGTGTACTTGTCTCTTTTTAATTCGATTCTCATCTTAAGTTTTTATCTATGAAAATATTAATACTAATTTAGTTAGCGCCACTTTTAACCATGATGAAGAAGCTACATTTGCGCCCGAAACACCTATAGCTGTACCAAGTACCCACTTCGCTTTATTCCTTTCAGATTCAAGTTTAATCACTTTTGCTTTTGTTTGCTTATGCTCTGCGATTAATCCAATTCGCTCGTATTCTGGTTCTCCAACTAACGCCCTATGAACTTCACCTAATTTTTTATTCATGTCGGTCAATAGCATAATATCAACCTCCATTTTTCGATGGTCATTATTTAAAGCCATTCTTTGAAGTTTACTTTTTTATTCAATTTACCAGAAATAGTAGCGTCATTACAGGCCTCCCAAAGTTGGCTGCATTCAGCAACATTTAAATCATTAAATTTTATTGCGAGAATTGAGACACTGTTATTGTGTACCGTTGCGCTTTGTGACATTTCCGAAAGACTCCCAGTTGAACAGTTGTTAAATATTATGCATTGCACTGTGTCCATTTCGTGAAATGCTTGAATAAACGAATTAATTTCTGATTGATTCATTTTATTTATTGTTATCTTCTGGAAATTGTTCGGGTTTAATTATACCTGTTTTTCGGCCTAAGAAATCAACTGTAATTGCAAATACTCCCGTTAATGTGTAACCGCTTACTTCTAGGCTTAAATCGCCTTCTCCTGCCTTATTTAACGCCCAATTAGTCAAGGCATCGTTATTTACTCCGCTGTGAACTAGAGTTACAAATATCGCGCTGAAAAACATACCTATTAAAATATTATTCCACCGTTTTGAAAACCACCTTTCAAAACTTACCTTAAATCCGTTTGGCTTTTTACCATAATAATCTTCATGATTTTGGTAGTGGATAAATTCTGTGGCCAGCACTCCGACAATGATAACCAGAGCGTATATTAAAAAATCTTTCATATTATATGTCTGTAAATGGTAAATTGTATTTTGCAGAAAGCCAGTTTCCGACTAAATTTTTATCTACTGTTGATAAGTGATTACCATAATTAATAGCACTAGCAGCCATTTGCCCATCTGCTTTAACCGCTGATGTTGACCTTTTGAAAAGAGTATCAATGGTTATTGTTGCCGTAGCCGCGCCAACCGCAACGCTATTAGTTGTACCCGCGGATCCGTTGTAACAATAAATATTAGTTCCATCGCCCCAATAAATCCAAATATTCTCAGCACTAAAGCTTCCACTATCAACGAATTTAACATTTGTGCCATCACGGAAATAACTACGTGTGCTTGTCAATTGCTCCCATAAGTATGCACCCGAAGTTGTGCTAGATTCCCACATTGACCAATATGACCCAGTCATTTTCCCAACAAATGCAAGCGTCCAATTACTATTTAAAGTAATGTTAAATGAACTACCTAAAGTCATATAATCAACAACTGGTGTCGATGCTGGATTTATAGTCGGTAAACTATTAAACGTAGCATTTCCAGCCGTGTAATCTGGCTGATTATCAGCTGTTGCTTGTGATGCGTTATTGCCATCAAGACCCAGGTCTGTTAGCCCGCTGATTTTAGCCGCTGATTGAGTAACATTATCCCCATCGTACCAAATGTTAAATAACTTATAAGGCTCAAAACCTCCAGCCGCTTGACTGTATATTCCCATTCTACCACTCATCCTATGCTTTTAATGTTCCAATTAGTCTAAATGTGTTGTTTGCTGTTTTCTTCAACATTGTGCCGCTAAATGCCTTGTCTAGTTTTAAATTACTATCAACGGAATTAATAGCTGTACTTCCTCCAGCGACAAAGCTAACATCGGCTGTCAAATCGACGGGGCTAAATTCCCATTCCGAACCAATTGCAAAATCTGTGTTTGCTTGGTCCGTTACCGTTATTACAATAGCTCCGCCATTTGCATTAACATCATAAAAAGTATTTGCAGGAATTGATTCTAAATTTGCGCTGGATGTTAATATTGTTCCAACTGGTCTAGCCGCATTGACTAAATCGGCTGTAATTAATCCTGTTGCTGTTAGTGTGCCATCTACCGTTTTATTTCCCGTTAATGTCTGAGTAGTTGCGTTTAAATAAAGCCTTGTTGCTGTTTCTGCTATATCGCCAGCATCTAAAACAACTACTCCCGATGCAGAATTAACGCTTGTAACTGGAGCTGTAGGGTAGCTCATTTGCAGCCAATCCGATACGTCTGTTGGATCATCTCCGATTATTTGGAAGTTTGTACCTGTGTCCGAACGAACGCAAAAATCACCTTTCTCACCTGTTAGTAATAACATTGCAGACTCATCAGCCGCAACTCCTAAATAATCAACTATTGAAATTGCTGGAAGTTGTGCAACTGGTATCTTTGAATCCGCACCAAGAGAAGCATATCCATTTGCAGCGGCTTTATTTGCCGCCTGTTCTGCTGTCCCTATGGTTGTAGTTAGCAAAGCGGTTAAAAATAAATTAGTTGTTCCTTCTGTAATTAAATCAGAATCATCAGATTGAGTATTAAAACTCGAATCGTTTAAATCTGTTTGCGTTCCGCGTGTGTCGGCTGGACTAATTGCGCCTGCTGTATTATCTGGCAAATCAGTGTCTATCGCTGTCTGTAAATCTGTTCTATTCTTAATTGCCATGATGCAAAGTTAATGATTAACTATAAAATTTCTTGTTATTCGAATATCTACTTATAAAATCTATTGAACCGCTTGGATAAGGTCTTGAATTGCTATTATCTGGTGCAAATTCTCCGTTTACTTCAACCAAAACATTAACAAAATCGTCATTGTTTGCTCGGTTGTAATCACAAATCTTTAAATCATCTGCCATTAAAACCACATACATAAGCAAGTCGAATAAATCGCGGGAAGAACGCCTTAACTCTAATTTGTAAGTTTCTCTAAATCCTTTTGAAATTGTTCTTTCTCTACCGTTGCTCATTCGCACACCTTCAACTTCAAATGGGGCTGCTCTATCATTAAATAAAGCATCTGAAAGCCTAATTTGACTAGTGAAGTTTAACCCGACAAAATCAGTTGTAACGGTTTGTAATTTATCCCCAATTACTGAGTTTAAAGTATATTCGATTCTTACCGTTTCATCGGCTCGCGCTTGGGTGTATGTTTTTAAACAGTACTCGTTTGAGTACTTATGTCCAGTTCCATAATCCCAATCCATCCTATATTTACCTTCACCTCCATAAGTAGCAAAATTTAGATAAGTTTTCCAAACTATTTTATGAGCGTAATAAGTCATATTGTTACGGGTAACGCTTAAATCATTTCCTAAGGCACTACCAATATTATCCCATGCAGCGGTTGACTCATTGTACTTTTGAATGTACATTGAAACAGTGTATTGTACTGGAAAAATCTCTATAAAATTATTGTAATCGTTTATAAAAGTGTTGGTATCTGAAACGCTTGCAAGAACGTTTAAAGGAAGACAGCAAACTTTAAAAGGGTTTGATTGCAAATCAATAACAGGGCTGTCTACAATAGTTTCTAAAGCTAGAACATCCGTTTTAAATATCTCTCCCCAATCAGTTAATGCAGTGTTTTGGGTGTTCCTGTTAATGCTTACAGAAATAGTATATTCTAAAACACCTAAAGGAAGTTTGTTATGGTCAATATAAAAAGTACCTGTAAAAACATTTCCAACTTTAGTTATTGAAATCTTACCATTTCCACCGTTTGAATCGAATATTGATACGCTTTGACGGTCATAAACGCTTGAAAAACTTGAATTATTTTCAAAGTTTCCATCGCCTTTCGGAATTATCCTAGCAACCATAAACACATCTGACTCATTAAATGAAGGAGAAGAAGCTGTATTTGTGAAAACCGCCTGCACTTTAGTTTGTTTATTGGATAGAATGTAAGGCGCTGATGAATGAGTCAATGCAGTTGTACCATCGAAGGTATTTAAAGCCAGTGTCGGCCATTGTGCGCTGTCTGCCTCATAGTCTTTATCTATTAAAACAGTGTCATTATTAACCGTGTGCGTTGTAACTCCACTACTTAAATTGGTTTGAACACGGTAATTAATAGCCCAATCAGAAAACGCTGCTAACCTTATCCAGTTGTTGTTGTAACCGTTGTAATTCTGTGTAGTGTCTTGAAAGTCTGCAGGATATGTAGATATTAATAATTGATCCCAATCTGCCCATCGCATTAAAAACGTGTGCATGAATTTGTAAGCGAATGCAGTTCCTGCGTCATCCGTTGGCGAACGAAACGCTGTGTTATTTGCTCTTATTTCCGATGCATTTACTTGAAAATTGGTAGGCGTTGTCTGGTTAATAAATCGAACGTTGCCAATTAGCGGCTCACCTGTCAAATCTATATTTTCACTTTGCAAAACAAGTTCTTCGTTGTCGCTGGAATTAATAGCAACTAATTGTAATTTAACGCTGTCAATTTGAGCATCTGGAAGCTTTGAAGGCTGGTCTAACATTACCAAAGTGTCTACGCTTATTTCATCCTCTACCTTTATTTTTGGTGATTGGCTTTCAATTGTCGCGTCTTGTTGATCGTGAAATAATATTTTTGATGTTGTTGTTGCTGTGCTATCTGGAATATCTATTTTGATAGAACCGTAATCAATTAAAAAAGTGGTATAATTAGCCGTTTCAGCTGTCAAGCTTTCTGAGCCAGCATAGGCCCAAATTGAATAATTTTTTTGACTTAATGAATCGATTTTTGCCTTTGCATCTGTTCCAAAATCAACGTTAAAAGTAATTGTTGTACTTGTTAAAGTGCTAGTAGGCGCAGCGGATGTTATAACTTGAAATCCTGTTCCGTTATTTTCTCCGTTTATAGTCGGGCCGCTTTCCGTGACAAATGCCCTATCCCAAGAATAATTCTCTAAAACAGTACTATTAATATTTTTGTAGTCTGAATCAATTTCAGGATGCAGAATAAAATTAACACAAACGTATTTTGGAAATTGTGTCGATATTCCTGTATTTACTTGGTTAATTGTAAAGCTAACCGAAACAACATCATCTCTAGTCAGTGAATTAACCGTTGATGCGTTGCCATAGGTTGCACCTGTTGCTGTAAATTCTGAAATTCCACCGTTGTACTGCTCATCTTTCCAGCCTGTATTTCCTTCTTTTTTATCAAAAATTAATTCTTGAAATACATTTGGGTCAACTAAATCTCTATAGCCTCTTATTCTGAAAACTTGCTTTAAACATTTAGTTTTATCAAAATAATTAGGTGCTATTACATTAGGAAAAGTAGACCAATCAAATATTTGATGAGTCAAATAAAAAGGGTGTATAAATAACACCTGTGTAATTGTGTAGTTATATTGAAAACCTTCTAATTGTGTACTGGTTGTAGTGTCTACTACTGTACAATCGCCTAAATGCCATGACTCCTTCCCTTGTGGAATTAATGTCTGAGATGTTGACCCCCATGGCGCTGAAGATTCTCCAAAAGAAAAACGCATTAATTCGCCATCAATTGGAGAGGTAAAAACAGTTGCACCGTCATTTTCTGGAAGGCCATAATCTAAGCTAATTCCAGTTGGATATTGAACCAATTTAAAAACTGCTTCAATGTCATCGGGGTTAGCTGTGAATGATACAGAATCACCATCCTCATCAACGCACCTAATTCTATAATCACTTATCTTTTCACTAATTATAAGACCGCTTCTATTTAATCCTCCGCCTTGATCAGAGTCATTTCCTCCATCTTCTGCATTGGTAATACTTAATTCGTCACCTACTGCGAAATCTATAAATCTACCGCTAGGATCATAAATCCAATCAGGAGTGAGCATTGTATTATCGGCAAAGGTTACTTCACCATCTGGACTAGCACAATTAAACCAAGTCTCAAATCTTACTTTAATTTCTACTGTAATTTTTTGGAATAGATTACCTTTTAAATAATCAACCGAAGTGCTTAAATCTGCTTCTTCTTCTCTCGCTTCGTAACTTACTAAATAGCCTGGCATTATGCGAATTTTTTTCTAAGTTCTTCCAAATCTTGCTTCATCTTTGCCGCTTTTTCGTTAACGTCGAACTTTTCAAACAGTTCTGCAGCTTCTTGTAACTCTTCCTCGCTTGCGTTTTTCTTTAATTTACCCATGTTTTTGTTCAACTCGACATCTAATTCATGTGAAATAATGCTTAGTTTCTTAGTAATTTCCAAAACGCCTTTCAAATCAAACTCCATCTTTCAAAAATACTATTTAATTAATTGCCATCTGGTTCCGTTGTGCGCTCTTTTAAAAAGGTCGTGTAGTTCTTTCTTTCCTCAATTACAAAATTTGCTAATCTTGTTCCGCTATTCCAAGAGCAACTAACAACTTGCATTATTTTATTCTTGAATCTTACATTTCCCTCAGTCATAATATCCAGAATGTTTCCTAAATTCATTTCTACTTTTGGAATATTGTAGATAAATCTTTGCGCGCTTTCTGGTCCCGGAGCGAAAGACTTGTTTTTGTGGTAATTCTCAAATAAATATCGTGCGTTTACTTTTGAATTATTATCAACTGAGATTTTTGTTTTCTTATCATTTGCATTTACATCGAGTAGAGCAATTTTAGCGATGCCTATTTGATCGCGCTCCAAGAGCATCATCCCTACACGATTGTCTAGTAATTCATCTAGATTTGGGTCTTTAAGCTCTTTTACGGGGTCTAGCTCAATTTTAATTTTAATTCCAACAACTTTCAAAGCCTTTTTCAATTTTCCTAAAGCCTTTTTGATGCCGTTGATTATCTTAATTACCCCGTTTGTTACCTTAATTAAAGCGCCAATTAAGGGGCCAATAACATTCATTAAAGCATCAACCGTTCTTTCCACTGATGTTAAATCATTCTTTCGGATAGCCCGAGCAAAACCAAAAGAAGTTTGATTGAATCCTTTTAATAGCTGCAAGTTTCTTACTGAATTAGGTATTTTCTTATGCAGTAGTTGAGATTGAACTATAGTACCTTTATAATCATCAATTGTATTTAAGTCCACCATGTCTGTTTCAAAGCGAAGTATAATATTTGAAACTAAACTATCTGCATTGGTTGTGAATTGTGGAATATAATAATCAGGAATTGTTACAGATGCAGGACTAAGCGGTTTTAAAGCCGAAAGCAACTGAAGACCTGCTGCGTTGCTAACTATTCGCAAATTAAACATTCCTGTAATCTTTCGCAATAAATCGCCAAACGTCCCTTTGTAAAATCCTGTTTGGTCAATTTCGTTGCCTACAAAATAGCCTTTAATTCTATCGTCTGACTGTGTAACTGGTGGAGCATAGGCTTCAGGAATAATATGCAATTTGATCCATTCAGTGTTCTGCAATATTGGGCTAGAGTAAGTTAATCCTAAATAATCACACGCTGCATTTATTTGGTCGTTAAGACTCATGCAAGCTGCGTACTTTATCCTACTAATAATTAAATCCACAAGATCTAGAATCAACTTTATAATTGAAATCAGTAAAAATATAGCGTAAATTATTGCGGCTATCAACTGAATAACACCGCCTAAAGCGTCGATAATCGAACCCGCCTCAGCTGTATTAGCTGCAATTTCTGTAATGCTTTGCTTTATCCATATGCTAATTGATGCCAACGTTAAAGAAGTGATCATTATATCCTTGTAATTCGGCACGCTGGAAATTACGTAAGGCATAAAGACTTTTTGGCTTTCTTTTAGATAGCCTTCATTGTATAGTGTTTGGAAGTCTATTCCATCGGCTACTTCAGTAACCCATTCTAATCCAGCACGCTCTTTTGTGTCCGCTGTGACCAAGTCTCTATCCCATTGAGCGGTTGATAAGTCAATAAAACCGTCCAACACTTGCAATGTGTTACCGCTTTCTAGTATTTTTCGGATATGAGGAACCCCGTTAGTTATTCCCCTTCCTCCAGAAACACCGTCGTTTAAGTAGTCGGTTAAAATCTTCGCCTCAGCTTCTCCCCATTCAAAAGAAAATGAAGATAATTTTACGTCATTTTCTCCAGGCTGAAAGTTAATTTCAATTTCTGCATCATCGTTATTAATTGGACTGCCAACTAAAACACCATTTATGTAATCGTTAATTTGCATTAATAAAGTCTTTTAGGTTTCGATTTGCTTACTTTTTTCATTCCGTTTACGAATTGAGTGTGAGTAACAAACGCATTTTCATCAATATGCAAACTCACTTTACTGTTGTTAATCGATTTTTCAAGCGAATCTAAGCGGCTAACTATTCTACTATCGTTTAGGCTAATTGAAGCCATCATCCCGCCCTTCTCGCTGTTCTGTACAATGTCAACTATTTGCTGATTTGTGTAGTCTGTTAACGCTGCGGAATGTTGAATACCCATTATTTTCTCACGTCCATCAAATAGAAACGCTTTACCGCTTTTGGTTCGGCCTAAGTAGTCATCTTTACCAGTATTTCTTACTTTGCTGCCTGACATATCGGCCTCTACTCCTTTGTCCGTTCCTTCTTCAAATAAGGCTGTGATTGCCTCCATTGTTCCAATTGTTGCCAGTGCTTTAAATGGTGCTGTATTCGCATCGTCTTTGGCGTATTCAGAAGCCAAATTGATATAAGCCAATATTTTATTGTTT